TTTTAAATCGGCACAAGAAGATACTTTAAATAACAAATAAAGTAATATATAAAAGTAAATTATGAGCGAAGTAAAAGTAAATAAAATTAGCCCACGGTCCGGCACAGACGTTACACTAGGAGATAGTGGCGATAATTTTAATGTGCCTAGCGGTGGGACTTTAACAATTGCATCTGGCGCAACATTAACAAATTCAGGTACATCAACAGGGTTTGGTATAGCTTGGCAATCAACTATTGTAACTGCTTCAACTTTAACAGCAGTAGCTGGAAATGGCTATTGGATAAATACAACATCAAATACTTGTACTATTACATTGCCTAGTTCAGCTTCTGTTGGAGATACTATAGAATTTGTAGATTATGCTAGAACTTGGGGTTCAAACAAAATTATAATAGATAGCAATGGTTTAAACTATCAAGGAGATACAGATGCTTTAACGGTTGAATATGATACTAATGGTCAATCATTAAGAATAATTTATTCAGGTGCAACACAAGGTTGGATTCCAGCTGAAGATGATACTGTAGTAGATGCTCCTTTTGTTCCTCCTTATAGTATAGATTTTTTAGTTATTGCAGGTGGTGGTAGTGGTGGTTTCCAAGATGGTGGTGGAGGTGGTGCAGGTGGTTATAGAACATCAACTCAAACTGCATCTTCTGGAAATTCAATTACAGTTACAGTTGGTGATGGTGGTGCAGCAATTTCAAGTGGTGGCAATACTTCTAATAGTGGTTCAAATTCATCAATATCTGGTGCTGGTTTAACTACAATCACAAGTACAGGTGGAGGTGGAGGTGGTTTTTCTGGGACTAATGGTAGAACTGGTGGTTCTGGTGGTGGTGCTAATTATGACGGTTCTTTTGGATCAGGTAACACTCCAAGTACATCTCCAAGTCAAGGCAACAATGGAGGAGCAGGAGCAACTACTCCTAATAGATGCGGTGGTGGAGGAGGTGCAAGTGCAGCTGGTACCGGTGGTGGAACTGGTTTAGCTTCAACTGGTGGTGCAGGAACATCATCTTCAATAACTGGTTCAGCAGTAACAAGAGCAGGAGGAGGAGGTGGAGGTCGTTCAACTTTACCAGTTTCTTCTGGTGGTGCTGGTGGTGGTGGAACAGGTGGTAGAAGTGGTTCTCCAGCAGCTGGTAATGCAACAGTTAATACTGGTGGAGGAGGAGGAGGAGGTTTTACTTCTGGTCAGAGTGGTGCTGGTGGAAAAGGTGTGGTTATTTTAAGTATGCCAGACGCAAGTTATTCAGGAACTACATCAGGTTCTCCAACAGTTGCTACAGGAGTTTCAGGTCAAACAGTTTTAACATTTAATGGTTCAGGGAGTTACACATCATAATGGCATCATTCGCAAAAATAGGTTTAAACAATAAAGTAATAGAAGTTCAATCAGTAGTTAATGAAGTGCTACATGATAGTAATGGAGTTGAACAAGAAGTTAATGGAATAGATTTTCTAACTAAATTAACTGGTTGGTCTATTTGGGTTCAGACTTCTTATAATACTCATAGTGGAGTACATGATAATGGTGGAACACCTTTTAGAAAAAATCATGCTAGTATTGGTTACACTTATGATGAAGATAGAGATGCTTTTATAGCACCTAAACCTTACGCATCATGGATATTAAATGAAACTACTTGTATTTGGGAATCACCTATTGGTAATATTCCAACATTAAATTCTGAACAACAAAATCAAAATACAGCTGAAACTCATAGTTGGCGTTATGTTTGGAATGAAGAAAATCAAACTTGGGATTTAATAGAATAAATATAAATTAGTGGTGGTGTGAGAGAAAATTTAAAAGATTATATACTTCATTTAGATAAATGGATTCCTAAAAATATTTTAATTCAAACTCTAAAAGAATTAGAAAAAGAAAAAAATTGGGAACAGCATCAATATAATAATACTAAAACTCTTAAAGCATTTAATAGAAATGGTAATAAAGAATTAGATATTTGTTTTGGAAGTAATATAAGTTATTTACAAGAATTATATGACTTAACTTGGAAAGCATTAGAGAAATATATTATTATTGATAAAATTGGTGGAGATACCTTTAAAGGTTGGTCAGGTTTTAGTCAAATAACATTTAATAGATATAAAAAAGATCAAATAATGTCTAAACATTCAGATCATATTAAATCTTTATTTACAGGAAATATTAGAGGAATACCAATTTTAAGTATTGTAGGTGTTTTAAATGATGATTATAAGGGTGGAGAATTTATTATGTTTGATGATTATGAAATAAAATTTAAAGCTGGAGATTTAATTATATTTCCATCTGTATTTTTATATCCACATTTAGTTAAACCAGTTAAACAAGGAACAAGATATTCTTTTGTATCTTGGTGTTATTAATGAAAGAACCTATTATTGAAAATTTATTTCCAATACCTATTTATATGTCAAATATAGATAGAAAATTTACAAAACAAGAATTACAATTTGTAAATGAACAAAAAAAACATTGTAGTAAAAATGAAGGAAATATTAACACTAAAGATAACTACATTTTAAATAGAAAAGAGTTTAAAAATATTAAAAAATTTTTAGATCAATGTTGTAAAGATTATCTTGAAAAAATTATCTCTCCTAAAAACAATATAGAACTTTATATAACTCAATCTTGGTTAAACTATACAGAAGAAAATCAATATCATCATATTCATGCACACCCAAATTCAGTTGTATCTGGTGTATTATATTTTGATTGTGACAAAGAAAATGATAAAATTAAATTTTCAAATCCAGTAGGCTACCAGCAAATAAAACCTGAAACAAAAGATTTTAATATATGGAACTCTGAAACTTGGTGGTTTCCTTTAGAAACTGGTCAATTAGTAATGTTTCCATCATCAACCACTCATCAAGTAGAAACCAAACAAGGCACTAATACTAGAATAAGTTTAGCTTTTAATACTTTTTATAAAGGTACAATAGGTTCAAATAAAGATTTAACAGAATTGATACTTTAAGTTTATAGTGATATAATTTTATAATGGAGGCAGGGGCATCCACCACATGTCTTGCTGCTTCCTTCATAAAATTATAGGAGTTTAAATTGTTAGGTATAACCGCACTATCCCAGTCGCCGATCGCCTCATTAGGAGGAACTAATGTTAATGTAGATGTAGTAGGTATAGAACTTAATACAGCTATTGATAATGTAACTACAAAAGCTAATGCTAATATTGATGTTACAGGAATTCAGTTAGCCTCTTCTATAGAATCAGTTGTAGTTGATTTAAATACTGTTGTAGAAGTTGATGGACAAGAATTAACTTTATCTTTAGGAGAGGAAACACCTACAGGAAATGCGAACGTATCTGTTACAGGATCTGAATTAAATTGGACTATAGGTACTTTTTCAGTATCTGCTGATGGTAATGTAAGTATTATTGTTACAGAACATGATCTTGTAATATCAACCAATGATGTAACTACTACCGCAGATGCAAACGTAAACGTAACTGGAAGTCAAATAACAGTATCTTTAGGAGAAGAAACAATTGATATAAATACTCCTGTAGATGTAACAGGGTCTCAGTTAACAACGTCTATAGATTCAGTAACCATTGCACTAAATACTCCAGTAGATGTTACTGGAATACAATTAACAGCTTCAATTAATAGTCCTTTGATTACTGCATGGTCTAATGTAGATCCCGATGTGACTAACGTCTGGACTGAGGTAAATAAAGGAGTTTCTAATAATTGGACGGAAGTTGATAAGGCAGCTTAAACAAGGTATAATACAAAATTATGGCATCAACATATTCAGCAGATCTTAAATTAGAACTTATGGCAACTGGCGAAAATGCCGGTACATGGGGAACTAAGACAAATACAAACTTAGATTTAGTACAACAAGCAATTGCAGGGTATCAAGCAATTGATGTAGCAGCTAGTGATATTGCTCTTGTTATGTCTAATGCTTCTATTTCTAATGCTAGAAATATGGTCCTTAATTTTACAGGAACTTTAACAGGGACTAGAACTGTAACCATTCCTGATTCAATTGAAAAATTTTATATAGTAAAAGATGGAACCACTCATGATGGAAATACTTTAACTTTTAAAACGGTATCTGGAACAGGTTTTACTTTAGACGAAGGAAAAATTCACGCAGCTTATTCTGATGGAACTAATATTAACGAAGTAGCACTTAACACTTTAGGTGGAACTATTGGAACTACTCAAATAGATGATGATGCTATTACAAACGCTAAGATTGCTGATGATGCAATACAGAGTGCACAATTAGCAGACAATGCAGTACTAACTGTCAATATTTCTAATACTCAAATTAGTACAGTTAAAATAGTTGACAACGCAATAACCGCTGCAAAGCTAGAAAGAAAATTTACTATAAGCACAGCGAGTCCTTCAGGAGGGAACGATGGAGATATTTGGTTTAAATATTCATAGGAGTTTAAATGGCTAATACCTATGGCAAAGTTTCAGGAACATTCGAAGAGATAGAAAATGCTTACGGAAAAGTGTCAGGCACTTGGGAAGAAGCAGATGAGATTTACGCAAAAGTATCAGGGACTTGGGAATTAGTATTTGCAGCTTTTACAGCAACATCTTTTGTAACTAGAAACTCTGGGTCAGGTACTTTTACAGTTCCTGATGGTGCTAATGCAATACATATTCAAGCAAGTGTTGGTGGTGGCGGTGGTGCAATGAGAGGTGTTGATTATGATAAAGCAGGCGGAGAATCAGCAGGTGCAG